AAAAGTTGCACCTGTTGGTTCGATTGTGAAGTCAAGTACTACGAATTCTGCAGTCTTAGCTGGTTGGATAAAGATCTGACCTACGATCTGATTTCTATCTACGATATCAGCTGTATTGTTAGAATCGTCCATTACAACTCTGTAAGCGTATAAACCTTGACGTTGAACTACTGATTCTAAGTAAGGATTAACTACTGCTAAGAATTTGTTTCTTGTAGCGATTGTGTTTTGTTCGAATACTAAGTTATTAGCTTGACCTCCGATGAAGCGTTTCAATTCGATTAATAAACGGCGTACGTTTACTCTATCTAAAGCTGAAGCTTTCTTCTGCAAAGTCTTCTGACCATATACTGCAATACCTTGTCCAGGGAATGTAGCAATTGGGTTAACATTAGAACGATATAGTAAATCACGTTGCTCACGGCTTACTTTACGCTCTGCTTGTATTACGTTAGGAATACCTCCTTTAACTAAACCTGCTGGAGCGAACCATGGTGCTGCTGCACTATCAGTGAAAGCATAAACACCTGGTATAACTGTTGAAGCAGGAACCCATTCGTTCTTACCTGTGGCAGATTGAGTTTGTAACCAAGGCCAGTAAGAAGCTGCATAAGAAGAGTTAACTGTTCCTGCTGCTGCTGTTACGTTTGATACTGTTGCACCATATTGCTCTAAGTCAATTACTGCAATTGCATCTCCTCTACCTTCTACTAATGAGATGATAGAATCTAATTGTGTCTTGTGAGTACCGAAGTCGTAAACTAGACCTGGTGCTGTTACAATATTGAATTGGTATTCGTCTTTATTATTTAAGATTGAAATAGCATCTGCATAATTTGCTGCTACTAAACCTTGTGTATCTGTATTACTAATATTCTTAAAGAACTTAGCTACTTTTCCTGCTCCTGCGAATGGTGAGCCTGATGCATTATAGAATGAACCTGACTGAGCTGCCGGTAGAGATCCTGAAAGAGAAACTCCGGCTAAGTTATTAACTGTTACACCATCGTTAGCTAAGTAGTTTAAAGTTGGACGATTTACCGCCTTTACTCTAATGTAGTTAGACTTATTTACATATTCCCCTGTTGTACTAACAAATACTTCTGAACCTTCTACTGTTTTTGATACAGCTTGGTTACCAATTACTCTTTCGATATAATTTTCTGAATTTGGGTCTAATGATAGATCGTTGAATGTTTCTAAGATAATCTTATTTTTTCTACTATCATCTCCTCTACGTACTAATAATGAAAATGTACCGCTAGTATTATTAACGTTTACGATTTCGAATCTAATGTTATCAGTATTACCTAAAGTAAGAGAGCCGTCTGCGTTATGAACAGCTGTTGTTGAAGCAGATCCAGTTGCATTATTGTAGATAGCGCCTTTGCCTAATGTTTCCAATTGGAAAGGATTAGTAAATGATCCACCTACAGTTGTTAATGTAGTATTATCTGCTGCTGTGTAAGAGCCGGATACTACTCTAGTAACTAATGCTGTATTTCCTCCTTGTTCAAAGTAACTCTTTACTGCGATTGATGTTAAATACTCATAGCTATTAGAACCAGATTCTATTGTGGTTCCAAATAATCTTTGGTACTGTCCGTAAGAAGTTACTACTGTAGGTTGCTCTACCGGGCCTTTTACTGTTGGACCAATAAACGCTGCACCTACTGCAGCCGCTTGTGGTTGGATGAACGAAATATCATTTTCTCTCGTTAATACACCTGGTGAAATTAATGTTTCTGCCATGTCTCTATTATTTGTTAGTTGGGTTCTAAAATAAATATCTTAATAAATTCGAAACCCTTTTCAAAAGATTTAATTTAACTACGTATATAAATAGGTGTATTCAGGTGAAACACTCTACCTATTCTTTTTAAGCCTCTGATATTTCTCCTGTTTCTAAATTCAGAGTAACTTTTTGAAATCCGTATTTAATTTGTAAGTCTGATGCAATGGATTTTTCTGCTTCTTTCAACGAGTTATAAAAGTTCTCTGCTGATTGTTTACGAGTTTTTAACTCAAATTCAGCTAAAGAAATTGCTGCTAGCTCTTCGTTTAATTTAATTCTTTGAGACTGTATCATTTTAATACTGTCTATCTCTTCTTGTTGTAACTTTTGTTCTTGTGACATTTTAATAACTTTTAGTTTTTACAATTTGGTAATTTGAGAGTTAGGTCTTGTATAATTCCTAGCTTTCTTTCTTTTATATAATTAGTCCAAAGGATGCTCCCTTCGTAGTTTTCTGTATACTTTTTTTTGAGGTACGAATCAAGTGCATATATATCGTCAAAAAAATCAGTATAGCTTCGTTTAAATAACTTCTCTATACCTTCCGGGTAAGCAGTAAACATTCTTTCATCTAATGTCTTATATAGGTATCTTCCGTAAACAAACTCTTCTTTCTTTCTACCGTTTAGTAATGGATATGCATGTACAGCAGCTTCTGTAAAATACTGCTCTACATTCTTATCATACTTTATACGGTCTGTCTCTAAATCTGGTTTAAATTTAATAATAGTAGAGTAGTCATTAAGATCGTATATTAGATTTGCAGCTTGGTATGTAGAATGTAATAATAAGTACTTTTTTTCTTCATACATCGGAACCTCCATATTAATTGTAATTCTGGTCTTATATTGATGTCTCATCAACTTATTAACCCATCTTAAATTTTCTGAGGTATTCCAAGTGCTCACGTATGTGTGAACTTCTTCATCTAAGTCCTCTATAAATTTAATAAAGTTATCTGAAAAGTTAGTTAAAAGTCCTGATATTATAACCGCTTTAGCCATTTGTTCTAGTGTTACCGTATTGTATAACTCTTATATCGTCCGATTTAAAGCTTCTCCACGGATCTACTACTATTGAACCTTTAGGGAAGTTATAATCATAATGTTCTCCATAATGTCCAAGTAGGTAAATACCTTCTATAGGGTCTTCTAAGTCGTATTGAATACCCTCTCCTAACTGTTCTACATAATACCCAACTAGTATAGAAGATGATCCATCTTCATAAGGTACTTTAGGTTTGTATGCTTTACCGAGTATTACTATCGGTAAGTTATGAACTTTTGATAAAGAAACCAACTTTTCTGCCAAGTTTTTAGCCTGCACCTCTCTTGCTTTCATAATAGAATCAAAAAGATCATAACCTAATCCTAAATGTTCTGCCATATACCGTAATGCTATGTTATCTCTTGGATGACATCCACCTCCGTCTCCCATTCCGGCTTTCATATAAGCTGGTCCTAATATTCTATAAGTAGATCTTTCTAATGCTTTGGTTACTACATCTACATTCATATTACCGTTCTTTTCAGCAACATCTTGAATCATATTAACAAGAGCTACTTTTGTTGATATAAATGTATTGTAAAATATTTTAATTGCTTCTGCTTCATCCCATGTACCTACTTCGTACCTTGTCTTAGGGTAAACAAATGTTCCGTAAAATTCTGCTAATTTACTAGCATCTCCTGTCTGTGTTCCGTCTTCAGTCCCTACTATTATCATTTCAGGTCTAATCATATCTTGCTTTACAGTCCCCATAGCAATCAAATATGGATTGTATATGAATCGGTAGTTTTTAACTAGGGGTATAAATTCTCTTCTAATTGTTCCTGGTAATACTGTCGAGATTAAAACAACTAGTTGAACTTTTGTTGTGTATTTGTTTATTTCTGCTAAGACATCTTTTACAGTACTGTAGTCGAAGTCTTTGTTCGGTAGATGTGATGTTGGATACCTTCCGTCATAATCAGGGTGGTGAGGTGTAGGTACTGCTATAAAGATAATTTCACCATGTCTACATACGTCCTCTAGTGTAGAGGTCATCTCATGCGTACAACCTTCAACTATTCTTGTATCGTATCCAAGAACGTCGTGACCTGCTTCATACATTACTTCAGCAGCGTCTTTACCAAGTTTCCCAACTCCAATAAACCCTATTCTCATATTAACCTAATCTTTTTTTTTATTCCCTGTATTGACGTTTTTCTAGAGATATGATCAACTACTTCGCTTGAAAATAAATCTTGGGAAGCAATACCGGGGTGAGAACCATCTCGTGCATACTTAGTATTTAAGTGGGGTCCTAACATATTTTCTAAAAACTTAAAATAAGGTAGTATTTGATGTAACTTAACAATTTTATGTTCTCTTATAAAATTTAATGTTTGCTCATCCCAAGAACTGTAGTAAGTTTCAACACCCTTAACTGATGCAATAAGTTCCATATAGGAAATCATTTTAAGCATATCGTAAAACCTTGTTCCATCTGTTGAGTAACTATAATACTGTTCCCATTTTTCTTTTTGATACTCTAAAGCAAAATTAGGTATAAAGTTATAAAAAGTTACAGGATAGTCTGATGTGTAATATTCTGGGTATTCTTCTCTCCAATGTGTTGGTAATAGGAATATCGCCATGTCTATTTTATAGATGTCTGTTAAGTATTTAAAATGTTTTAAATTTTTTGCAATACTCCCACCCGGGTAACCAAGATTTATTAGTTGAACAGGTCTATCTACTTGTAACTTTTCTACAAGTTGAGCTGCCCAGGTTTTGCCTTCTGGTAGACCTACTCCAAAGGTAAAACTACATCCAAAGACTGCTATCTTCAGGTAATCGTCTTTTTGTTCTTCTATACTCCAATCTCCACGAGCTCCGTAATTATTAATATAGTACGATACATCATCTTTGTTTATGTTGGTTCTACCTTTTTTAAACGCATCTGCTGTCTGTTGTTTTTCAAGATCCGTTAAGTAATCAATCTCTACTCCGTATAGTTCGTTGACTTTCCTGTCTATAAATATAATCCTACTGTAGTCGTCTTTTAGTACTTCTTTAAACTGTGTTGCTGATTCTATATTCCAAACAAATCCTTTCATTAAAAATATGGTTTAAATTCTGGGTTCAATTTTAAAAAATCCTGATTACGTAACTTATCTAAATCCTTAGTAACCTTTATAAACTTTTTAAACTGTTCTGGATCTCCTTCGCTTTTATTCATAATATCTAATAAGCCTTCCCAACCTGAAAAAGGTATGCCGTGGTCTTTCTCTAATTGCTTACCGTAGTTTGTTATCTTCTCTGTTGCAAGTTTTTTTAAATCTGCCGGTAATGTTTCTAGTGCATAATAATTAGGCCAGAAGACAGGATTAATATGAAACCTACTTGTAAAGTAGTAGTTTGGATTAAAATC